CCCGAAGTCAGTCCCGGACTCGAAACCGAACCCGGCATCCATGGCGATCTGTTTACCGGTCTTTCCGGACGGTAGGACCCCCCGAGGTGGCTCGTAGGGGCGGAACCTGTCCAGGTAATCAGCAGATTTTCTCCTCGGCTTGGCACGCATTTGTAACACAGCCTCCAAGGATACCCCTTTGGGTGTTCTGGCAGGGGTAAAATCTATTCTCATGGATTGGCCTTATGTAGTTGGGAGGGAAGTCGCCGAAACGACGGTACAGTCTAATGGGCCACACTAATGTGACGATGCCTAAACATAAGAGGCGTAGTTGCTGGCGACTGTAGCTGTCACCCTCGTATATGGGCACGAAATGCCCATAAGCTAGGATCTTCTTGCGAACTGTTGAACCACAGACTTGCTAATTACCATCGGGCCTTGGCCTCCCAGCATATCTTGAATGGCGTCCAAGGTTGGGTCTATCTGGTCGTCGAACGGGTGGGAACCATCATTCGAGAACTCCCCCATTTCCTTCAGGTAATCGCTAACCCAGGAGGCTTCTTCCGGGATACAAACCAGGCCGGCTTCCATGTATGGAATCCCATCCATGCAGCGGCTCAGTTTATCGACCGATCGTTGAACAGGGAATACAGGAATCTTGCCAGAACGCTGTACATCTTGAATCAACCCCGTGCCAGAAGCCTTATCTTCTATTGCCATCTTGCGGAGATTACCAGTCAACGGACTCTTTGGCAAGTGGGCATTCCAGAAGTCAATTGCCTGACGGCGCAGCTCAGGAGCCTCAAACCGACCACGGACCAAATCGACGAGGTAAATCTTCCCATCCTCGCCCTCCCCAACACTGAAAGACAGAATAATCGTTGCTCTCCTTGATTTTCATCGCGGTGTCGGCGTAGATCGCCCTCCACAGAAGTTTGGGCAAAACCTTGTAGCGCTTGAACCAAATTGTCTTGATAAGGTTCCCGCCTCGTACGGATGGGCGCTGTTGTAACTGGGCAGCTGTGTGAAAGGCCCCCAAAGTAACCTCTAAAGCGGCCACGGTGGCCTCGTTGAGGCGTTCTGGGTGGAGTAACTCCCCCTCGGTAGTCCGCGGGTCTTTAAGGCCCAAATTATTGTGAACCACATTGGCTGTGGAGAACCTCATTGGGAAGATGATTTGTTCCCAGCAGCCAGGCTCATTGTTTAACAAGTAGCCCGTCAGGTCATTCTCATGAAGTCGTTGATGCACCAAAACAATGGCCCCGGTCTGGGCGTTATTAAGTCGGGTTGAGATTGTTCCCCTATAAAAGTTAATTGAGGACTCCCTGGCAATTTCAGAGTTAGCATTCTGTGCCGAGATTGGGTCATCAATGATAATCCTGTCACCACCGAACCCCGTTGCCGCACCGTCGGTTGAGGATATGGTGCGCGTTCCCATTAAGGAATTATCATAGCGCTGTTTGGTATCTTGGTCTGTGGTCAACCGAAAGATATGGCCCCAAGCAGCTTGATAGTTATCCGAGTCGATAATGCGTCGACTGGCCACGGCGTCTCGGGTGGCCACGTCCTTGGCGTAAGAGGCAGTCAAGAACTGTTTGCTCGGATTGTCTATCCAGTCCCAGGCGGGCCAAGCCTGGCTAACCAGGGAACTCTTGGCCAACCTGAATGGCGAATTTATGATCAAACGCTTAACTTCACCGCGAGAAACCGCCTCTAAAGCTCGACAGATATGCTCTATGTGCCAATTTGAAATAAAGGGGGTGCCCGGCTGGAGTACTGGCCAAGCAAACTCCCGAAAGAAATAATAGAAATCTCTTCGAGCCAGCTCCGCTTTAACCTGGAGTGGACTTGGCAGCCTCATTTGCCACTAATCTTTTCCTGTAGAGCCAACAGCGTAGTCAGCTCCGCGGTCGTCAACTTCGACAGGTCCGTGCCGGGGTTCAAGGGCTTCTCTGGATCACCAGCCAACGTGGTACGATCCCCATACTTGACTGAATGCAATCTGGACATCAGCCACTGGCGGGTCTTTATCATCAACGCACGGTTGGACACGTCGCCACCGTCCACAGCTCCTGTAGTGGGGTTGATCCCTGGTGCGGTGTCGGCAATCTCGATTAGTTCAGACTCCAGGAACTCGGCCTGGAGCCGTT